CACAAGCCAAATCGTGATGGTGAAGTCTTTCGATTTGTTGTTGTTCAAGTAATTCTGCAAAAGATTTGATTTTCTGTTCTCGTGTTTTCATTGTTCGGCTCCTTTATAAACTTGTTCTAAGTCCTGTTTCGGTTTCGATAATATCGCAGAGCTGGTCGCAATAGATATTATCAACGGTTTTCTTGGCTGTTACTGTGAGCTTGCGGATTTTATAGAATGTCATATCGTAGAGGTCTAATCCGTTTAAGGCGATTTTGAGTGAATTCCAATTGCCAGACTTTCGCCCAAGTTTCATTTGTAGATAGTCTTTGCCGGCCATTATGTTTTTGGCACCTATCATAAATAGGGTTTTGTGTCCTAATTGGTTTGCGATAGTTTGTGCGATGTTCATACTTCGCCTGCCTTTCCGACTTTGTTACCGTTAATGTCTCTGAGGTTGTAATCACTGAGCCCTCTTGTTTCAATATCGTGCATAAGCTGATAAAGTATCCGGACAACCTCGACAGTCGGATCGTCTTCAAACGCGGCATTGTCTGTATTGATTGATATTTGATAGTTCATTTTTCAGCTCCTTAAAAAGTAAATAGGGTTAAAATACATAAGGCGCAGGCTGCGTACAGCCCGGCCCTGCGGATTTTAGCTTTGCCATTTCCAGACTGGATAGTTAAGAGTAAATGAGACTTTGGAATCGTGTTGATTTACTGCCCACATATCAGATAGCACTTTACAAAGGCCATGTCTGATTCGAGCTTGTAAATATTCGCGCCAAGTCATAAGTTTACTATCATATCTGATAGTAAATCTGTCATTTGGCATTAAAGATTTGTATTGTGTTGGATAGTGATAATTTGCCATTTTTCGGCTCCTTAATAAAAAGCCCGCCGACACAAACGATTACTCTGCTAAAAGAATTGAATGTGCCGGACGGGCAATAAATGCGGGGTTGATTGTTTTGATTATTTAGCAGAGTAATCATAAAAGTATTATCGGTTAAATAGGCATGAAAGTCAAATAAAAACAGGTGGTGACATTAAAATAGTTATAAAGACAGGCATAATACAGACTTATGAGCGGCAAAACTTGAATAAATATTACTTGACGACAACAGATAAAATAATATAAGATAGGTTTGTGATTATAGAGGTAAAATGATATACTATAATGGGCATATAAAACAAGAAAAGGTATTTGTAAAGATACCGAAGAAAATAACTCGAAGGATAGCAAAGTTGGCTAAAGAGCTTGAAGATAGGGAAAAAGCCTAATGGCAAGACCTAAAAGAGAGTTTACTGACGAAGATGGAGCTGAAGTATTAAAAAAGCTCCTAAAGCAAAGGGACAGTGCCCTAAGCCTTAATGCTCTAAAATATATTAAGGTATTAGAAGAGTATATTGTGTACTTAGAAGAAAGATATGAAGAGCGTGTAGGTATGGAACAGGTAATGACTGATGGCAGGTAGGCCAAAAAACTCATTTAGTAACGAACAAATACAACAAATAGAGCAATATGCGCTTGAAGGTTGTCAAACTGGTACGATAGCAACTTTAATGGGCATAGCTTACAACACATTGAACAGGCATTTTGGAAAGAATATGCACAAAAAGCGTTGTGAGCGAAAGCAGAGCTTAAGAGCGAAACAGAACAAATTAGCCGATAATCACCCTGCAATGGCCATTTTCTTAGGCAAGAACGAACTTGGCCAAGTAGATAAGCAGGTTATTGAGACTGAGGCCACTGACCAGGTTAAATTAGACGAGGTTCATACCAAGGAAGCTCAGAGGATAGCTCATATCCTTAATTTAGAGGACGCAAGGAAGGGTAAAGCGGGTTAGAATAAGGAGTTATGATGTATAAAGACAAGGACAAGCAGAGAGAGGCTAATAGAGAACGTCAAAGGCGTTATAAAGAGAAACAAAAGGCGTTACTAAATGAGGGCGTTACCGATAAGGCGTTACCGACAGGCTATGACAGAACAGCCGCAGGTAATTTGACTGAAGAAGGAATAAGGCAGTATAGGAAAATTGGCTATAAGTCATCCAATGAACTTAGTGTCAATACTCCCAGGCGTGGCAAGGACATCAAGTGCTTTGAGGACCTGCCGCCGGATGTTCAAGAGACTATCAACCAGATGTGCAGGATTGACGATAACAAGATAGATGCGACAGCCAAAGCCAACCGCACAGCCATTGCCATAAACTACCAGCACTTATACCCAGACAGATACCACAGCACAGGAGTAATCTGTTCTGGCCCTGTCGTTACTGGCAAGCCTGGAAGCGAAGGGTTTAGAGGCCATTGTATTGAGGCTCGGAGGCGAGCACGTGGACGATAAGACAAGGTTTAATACAGGCGAACTCAGTAAGAGGTTTAGTGCATCAGAGATGAAAGATATTGATACCTTGAACGCAGTCTCTAACCCTAAGACGACAGTGCTGGCAAATGTTATGTTTGAGGCACAGAGGCAAGCAAAAGGAGGGGGGGGGCCTTAAAAAAGGGCTTGACCCCCCAAGGGGGCACGGGTGGCTAAAGTCATAAAGGACTCCGACATTTTTATTGAATTTGCAGATGTCAAGAAGAATTATGGAAACAGCTACTTTTATTATTGGTATAAGCCAAGGTCATGATATTGAATTTATTATTGGCTCAATTCCTGGTCTTGATTCTGTTGAGCAGAGGCAGTTTCATGCGGGCAAGATACCTATTGATGTATGTTGGCCTACTGTTACTCTATTAGTTCAGGGAACGAGGCAGCAGTGCCTTGTGATATTTAACGCTTTAGCGGGTGTTCTTGATGAGCCGGAGTACAGTGACGAGGAGTAATTTTTATAGTTTTCACAGATGTCAAGACAATATAAGGATTAAAGATGGCGAAAGTCTGGTAGCCCCTAAGGACGAAGTATGAGCTATAGAACGATTCAGAACAGAATGGGTGCCTGGGCAACGATTGCGGCTGCGATTATTGTAGCAATTGGTTCAGTAATTTTATATTTAATATATACTTAATTGGACGAAGTATGAGTGAATTAGATAAATTCATAAGTTGTGACGCAATGGGCGGCCCAGATGGTTGTCCTGGCTGTTTGGAATGGAAAGCAGATGGTCGTGTAATATGTAATGAGTGTGGCCTTGAATATGATGTAACCCCCAAGCCACAGGAGAATAAATAATGGCAAAGAAAAAAGTCGAACCCCGCCGTCGTGAAGTATGCAATTTCATAGTGTCCGGCGCCGGCGACGTGAATTTCGATAAATTCACTTGCACTAAATGCGGCAAGGACATAAAGTGGGTAGGCGGCCACGGAATATGCTGTGGTATTAAGTTCGGGATCAAGAGAAAATGAAAGCCCAGGACATAGTTGATTTTGAAACTGAGATTCGCAAGGTTTGCGCTAAGTACGAAAAGAAGATAGCTCACGCGGTATTGGTTGGTATTTTAACTGTAGTTAGACATCTTTACTTGGATGCCCAGTTTGAGAAATTCAAAGAAGAGGAACGTACTATCCCGCCTAAAGGCGAAAGTCCTTCTCCGGTGAAAAATGACTGAAATCGAAAGACTCCAAAAGAAACTCAAGAAAGCCAATGACGACTACCACGATGCCGTGGATGAAGTCTTGACTTCTGACGTGCTTTTCGTAGAACATAAATGTTCGATAGCCGTCAAGGCGCAGACCATCTTTAGGTTGATGGAAGAGATTCTGGCTTTTCCGTTGGAGGAGAAAGAATGATTAAGGGTGTTTTTGGCATTCGCAAGTTGATAAGATGGTTTAGGTGTGTCATTCGTGATAGACACGAAGATATAAAATTACCATTGCCACCGAGTTACGGCGGCAAATATCCTGTCAAGATTTATAAGTGTCGATATTGCGGCAGAACCCTTTGTGATTACGATTAGGAATTATTTTTTAACTTAAAAACTCAATATAGCTTTTGCAACAGATACGGCAGTTAGGTGCCTAACCACTTGACTGCCGTTTTTTGTTGCGCCGAGGAATAAAATGAGTTTCTTAAAACCAAAAACAATAAGCGCACCAGCGGTTGCCGAGGACGAGCCTGCCCCAACCGAACTTGCCGGAGCAGTTCCTGAAGAGATTAAGCAACAAGAGGCGAGAAAGCGCAGAAGGCGAAAAGGCCGAAGAACCACCGTTGTTACCGGAGGGTTGGCGCCGGAAGCTGTCGGAACGAAGAGATTATTGGGATAATGGTAACTCCTCAAGAATTATCACAGGTAAACGCCGGCCGATGGGCGATTCAGAACGGAATTAAGCTCCAGCGGTCTGTATATACCTTTTATAATCACGAATACCAGGTAGAGCCGATGGGTAATACCTGCAAGCGCGTATGTTATATGAAAGCTACTCGTGGTGGTTTTAGTGAAATAGAGATTCTTAAAAGTCTTCACGGAATGATATATGAACGTTACCAGGAAGGCGTTTTGTACTTATTTCCCACCACCGACGATGTTAATGAGTTCAGTAAGAGCCGTTTTGCCCCGCTACTCTCTTCTAATCAATTAGCGATAGGTCAATACGTCAAATCGGGTGGTAAGGGAACCGATACGGCCTCCTTAAAGAAAATACACAATGCCTTTCTCTACTTGCGTGGTGCGCGTTTGAGTGAAAAGCGCGGCGAACAATCCGAATCCTCCAAGATGAAGAGTATCGGGGCCGATAAGATAGTCTTTGACGAAGTTGACCACATGGAAGAGGAGGTCATTGCCAAAGCCAGAGGCCGGTATTACGATTCACCCTGGCAGGAAGAGGTATTTATCGGCAATCCGATTATACCAGGTTTGGGTATTGACAAACAGTGGCAGAAATCAGACCAGCGCCATTGGTGGCGTAAATGCTCGTCTTGCGCTAAGTTTACTTGTGCAGAACTGTTTTTCATAGAAGACCCTGAAAGATGTGTAGGAGTGAGAAGTGATGGTACGGGTTATATAGCCTGCAAGAATTGCGGGCGGGAAGTCTTTATCAAAGACGGAGAATGGCGGCCTGAACTAAAGGACAACACGAATTATATGAGAGGTTACAGGTGGTCTCAGCTGACCAGTGCCGTCTGCGACCCGCTTGATATACTGCGAGACTTCAGGGAGCCGCCCGAAGGCAATTTCGCCGATATTTACAGGCTTCGCCTGGGACTTCCTTATATCGCCGCTGAGGACAGATTAGTGGAGTCTCAGGTTTACGAATGTTGCGGACAGGAAGAAATGCCACATAGTCATTCCGGCCCGTGTGCGATGGGCGTTGACGTGGGAATAGTCAAACATATTGTAATAGGCGTTCGTTCAGGCAGGGAACAATACAGAATTGTCAAAACAATCAAGTTGTCGGCTTGGGAGGACATACACGACTTGGCAAGGAAGTTTCACGTCAGGAGCGCCGTTATTGATATTCGTCCTTACCAGGATACGGTCAAGAAGTTCCAAGCATCTGAACCATACCAGATATTCTTGTGTGAATACTCGAACAATCCTGCGTATTTGAGGAAGTGGGACATAAAACTTGGTGTGGTCAAGGATTATAGAACGGCGTTATTCGATGAGACCCACCGAATGGTTGTTACTCCGGGTATGCTGACTATTCCTCGATTCTCTCCTGAGATTAAGGAGTTCGCAAAACAGATGTGCAATTCTTACAAGATACTGGATACCAATAAAAAGACAGGGGCGAAAGAGTATCGGTACAAAGGTACAAAAGACCATTATCGCAATGCGTTGAATTATTTCTTATTAGCAGCATCAAGGTCTCGCATAGCACGGGTGGGAAATATTAAAAGGAAACAGTCAACGGTAATAAGCGAATACGCAAAGATATGAGTTTCAAGAACGAAGAAGATATAAAAGATAAGATTGTCGAATGCCACCGAAGAGGTACTTGTGATAGCTACGGCAGGTCGGTAAGAGCAACGGATAGTGCCGGTCATAGAGTGGCCGTTGCAAGACCCAGATTCGGTTCGTCTTCGGTGGTCAAAACTTACGTTTACAGAGAAGGTAGAATGGTTCTGAAAAATGGCTGAATTTGTTATTAGAACCGACCCTGAAAATCATTGTGTAGATATTTCTATAGATGATGATGCTGAGTTTATTGATTGGATGATGGCTTGTGAATTTCTTATGAAGAAAACTGCCCAACTTAGTTCTGCTGGATACGAAAAAGCTCTTGAATTGCTTTGTAAAGGCTCTATGGATTATAAAATAACAGTAGAGGAATATCCGAATGGCTGACGAAAGAGCGATAGAAATAATCAAGGAACAGGAACGAGAAGAGCAGAACGCCTCTAACTTCCGAAACTTATACCAGGAAGTTGCAGACCATATGCTTCCCCGTGAGAACCAGATAATAGGAGTTCGCACGCCTGGCGAGGACAAGTCTAAACAGATTTTAGACCCTACGGCAATGCTTGACTTACAGGACATGGTTTCAGGTTTGTCTGCTGCTTTTTTCCCGCCAGGGGAACTTGCTTTTGGGCTTACCGTTAAGAACAGGCAGCTTGCGAACGTGGATGCAGTTAAGCGTTATCTTGCCCTTGCCACCCAGATAACTCACGATGAGCTTTTTGCCTCTAACTTTATGTTGCAGTTGAACGAGACGCTTTCGTCCCTGATAGGATTCGGCACTGGTTGTCTTTACTCTGAATGGAACCTCGGTTTGAATTTCAAGGATTGGGACATTTCTTTTTATACTATCAAGCAAAACAGCGCGGGTCTCGTAGATACGCTCATATTGAAATACCCGCTTACCGCAAGACAGGCCGTTCAAGAATTCGGGCAGGACAACGTAAGTGAGAAAGTTTTAAAGGCTTTTGGGAATCCTGAGACAATCTCGAAACCATTTAATTTTATTCATCGGGTCGGGCCGAGAGCGGAGCGAAACCGGAAATTTACCGACTTCCGGAATATGCCTTGGGAATCTCTTTACGTAAACATAGAAGAACAGATTATTATAAAAGGTATCGACCCGAAAGGTATAGATAACGAAGGTGGTTTCGATGAATTTCCATACGCAGTACCGAGATGGAAAAAGTCGTCTAACGAAAAATACGGCAGGGGTCAGGGTACTGTTGCTCTTTCGGTTTCCAAGGAACTTCAGCAGATGCACGCTGATTTTATCGAATGTGGAAACAAGTGGAACAACCCGCCGAGAGAAATTCTTGATACTGCGGTCGAAGGTAGGGTCGATGTGAGGCCTGGCGCTTCTAATCGTGTAACCCAAATGGGGTCGATAAAGGCTTTGGACGCAGGAATAAGAGGTAACTTCCCCATAACGAGAGAAATACTCGAATTTGCGCAGGGAATACTTCACAGAATCTTTTTCAAGGATGTTTTTGCACCGTTAGCAGAATTGACGGGTGATAGGCGTACAACGCTTGAAATCAGGGAAAGGGTAAAACAGGCAGCGAAGAAACTTGGTTCTCCTCTCTATCGACTCCAAAGCGAATTGCTTACCCCTAATATTACAAGAAATGTTCTACTTTTGATTAGAAACGGCGTTATTCCCCAACCGCCCGTAGAGCTTCGAGGTCAGGGTTTTGGTATTGAGTATATTAGCGAGCTTGCCTTGGCGATGAGAGACCAGCAATCACGGGCGTTTGTCCAGTTCGCCGACCTCGTATCTGCACTTGACCCCGTGTTCCCAGGTGCGAAGGACGTTGTGAATATCGACAGGGCGTTACCTGATATTGGTTTTACGTTTGGATTGAAAGTCGAGCATTTGAATACACAGGAAGAAATTGACGAAATCAGACGTGTTCGTGCCGAGGACTTAGCAGAACAGAAGGCTATGGAGTTAGCTCAGATGGCCGCTCAAGGCTATGGACAGATCACAAAAGCCCCAGAAAGTGGTTCATTGGCAGAAATCGCAACAGGAGTTTAGGAGAAAGAAAATGGAAGAACAAGTTGTAGTTGAAGAAGAAACTCAAGAGGAAGAAGTTGACGGCAGAACGGTTGTCGGAAAGTTGCAGGCAAAAGTGCAGAAACTGGAAGATACCCAAGTGGAAATCTTAAAGACTTTGCTTGAACACGGCAACAAAATTGCCGAGTGCAGTGTTCGCAGATAGGAGAATATGGATAAAGTAACATTCAGATTTGGTATGCGTTACGAATTGAGTGGCGATAATCAAGGTCTTTTGAAATATCTTGCACCAGATATATTTTATCACATTCATTCAAATGAAATGACGCATTTGGAACGTATGAAGCACCGTGCTTTAATATTACTGAAAGACGAAGTGAGGTTTTCTATATAGGAGAAAATAATGGCACTTCACGGACATACACCAAAAGAACGTAGAAAAAAGAAACACAAGAAAAAGAAAAAAAGATAATGGACGAGCAACAGCGACTAATATCCGCTTACAAGGATGTCTTATCGGCTGATGACGCGAAGGCTCAAATAGTAGTCAAGGATTTATCCAAGTTTTGCCTGGAGAACGCTGATATATATGTTGAAAATGACGGCAGGAAAACGGATTACAATCTCGGTGCTAATTCAGTCATCAGGCATATCAGATGGATGTTAAAACGTAAAACAGAACAAAAACAAGAAAGTGTAATTAGCTAAGGAATATATTATGCCAGAACCAATAGTTGAGACTCCACCAGTAACTCCTGCTGCGGAAACACCTCCTGAGCCTCCGCAAACTTTCATAGATGAGAAAGGAAACTTTTTAGCGGGGTGGAAAGAGCATTACGTGCCGGAGGAAATGAGGGCGGACAAGGTTTTTGATACTTTCAGTGACGTTGGTGGCAGTCTGAAGATGTTGGGTAGTCTTCAGGGTATGATAGGCAAAA